ATGGGGTGATTTTGGACGAGATCGGCGACCAAAATCCGAGGATTTGGACGGACATCATTCGCCCTGCGCTCTCGGACAGACTGGGCTGGGCGCTGTTTCTTGGCACCCCGAAGGGCAACAATCATTTTAAAAGCCTGAGAGACCAGGCCGAGGCGCAAGAGGACTGGGGGTTCCTCGAGTTCAAGGCCAGCCAGACCGGACTGATCTCAGCCGTTGAATTGAAGGGTGCCCGTAAGGAGATGGGCGAGGACAAGTTCAACCAAGAGTTCGAGTGTTCGTTCAACGCTGCTGTTGAGGGGTCGTACTACGGCTCCCTGATAAACGACCTTGAAGAAAAGGGCCGTCTGTGTCACATTATCCGAGATGACTTGTGCCGGACTTTCACGGCCTGGGACTTAGGGGTTTCTGATTCAACGGCGATCTGGGTGGTCCAGGCAGTGAATCAGGAGTACAGAGTCTTGGATTTCGTGGAGAATCACGGTGTCGGTCTGGATTGGTATGTGACTTGGATCAAAGAGAACAAATGGCACACTGCCGAGCATATCCTGCCTCACGATGTGGAGGTCAGGGAACTCGGCACTGGGCGCAGCCGCAAGGAAATGCTCCAAGAGGCTGGCTTGCAGATCACTGTCGCACCGAGACTTTCGGTTGCAGATGGCATTCAGGCAGTCAGGCGCATCTTGCCCAAGTGTTGGTTCAATTCCCCGCAGGTCAAGCAGGGTCTGGACGCATTGCGGAACTACCGGCGAGAGTTTGACGAGAAGCGCACGGTGTTTTACGACAAGCCGCTCCACGATTGGGCCAGCCATGCATCGGACGCCTTTCGCTATCTGGCTGTCGGGATCAATGAAACCTCATCTTGGAGCAAGCCGCTGAAAACAGACACTCGATGGATTGTCTGATGTGGATTTTGACTCAAGGAAATCTTCACCAGCGGATTGCTGAACTGGAGCGCCGGATCAAGGAGTTTGAGGAGCGCTATGAACGAGAACGCGCTGAAGGCACAACTCGAGGCCGAAATCGACGGAGCAATCGGGTATCTCCAGACGGAGACAACCGAGCAGCGGACTCGGGCGCTGGAGTATTACCTCCGATATCCCTACGGAAATGAGGTTGAGGGCCGCTCTCAGATCGTCACGGGCGAGGTCGCCGAGGTCATAGATGGGGCGCTGCCGCAGCTGATCCGCATTTTCACCGCCTCTGAAGATGTGGTGCGCTTTGAGCCTGTCTCGCCGGGAGATGAGCGCGGCGCCAAACAGGCAACTGATTACGCGAACTGGGTGTTCTACAGGGACAACCGAGGGTTTGCGATCATGCACGATTGGTTCAAGGACGCGCTGCTTGAGAAGGTGGGCGTTCTGAAGGCCTACTGGGATGATTCATTTGATGTCATCAAGGAGACCTACAGCAATTTAACCGATGATGAACTGGCAATGCTGATGAGCGATGGCACGCGAGAGATCATCGCGCAGGAGGTCACCACAACAGCCATGTTGGACCCGATGGGAAACCCGATCATTGGGATGGATGGCATTCCAATGGTGCAGACCAGCAACGCGGTCCAGGTGAGGAAGAAGAACAAGATCGGCTCGGTCAAGATCGTCAATGTCCCGCCCGAGGAGTTTCTGATCTCCAAGCACGCTCGGAACATTGAGGACTCTCCCTTCACGGCTCACCGCCGGTTGATCCCGCGGTCTGATCTGGTGGCAATGGGGTTCGATGCGGAGATGGTGCAGGCGCTGCCGACCTATGATGATTTGAGTTTCAGTCCGGAGCGTGTTGCAAGATTCTCTGAGGGTGAGCAGCCGTCCGAGCAGGAGTCTTACGACCCCTCGATGCAGGAGGTCGAGGTCTATGAGTGCTATGTCCGCGCAGACATGGATGATGACGGCATCGCGGAGTTGGTCCAGGTTTGGTATGCAGGATCGAAGATTCTTGAGGTAAGCGAAACCGATTACATTCCTTTCCATTCGATTTGCCCGATCCCTGTACCTCATAAGTTTTATGGCCTGTCTCTCGCAGACAAGACGATGGACATCCAACTCCAGAAGTCCACGATCACGCGCCAGATGCTGGACAACCTGTATCTCACAAACAATGTTCGGGTCGGCGCGATTGAGGGCCAGGTCAATCTGGACGACCTCACAAGTGTCACCCCAGGCGGTGTGGTGCGGATGAAGAACCCGAATGCGGTGGTCCCGATGGCCGTGCAGCCGGTGGCAAATCAAGCCTTCCCGATGCTCGAGTATCTGGATCAGGTCCAGGCCAAGCGCACAGGTGTTTCTGATGCTTCCCAGGGTCTGGACCCGAACATCCTCCAGAATGTGACCGCCACGGCTGTGGCTGCATTCCAAAACGCTTCCTCGGGTAAGTTGGAACTCATCGCCCGGATCTTTGCCGAGACGGGTGTAAAGAGTCTGTTCAAGGGCATCCTGCATCTTCTGTGCAAGTTTCAGGACAAGCCTCGGATCATTCGGATGCGCGGGGAGTATGTCCCGATGGACCCTCGAGAGTGGTCGAATCAGTACGATGTGAGCATCTCCGTCGGATTGGGGACTGGTAACCGCCAAGAGCAGATGGCGATGCTGGCGATGATCCTCGACAAACAGGAGCGCATCCTGCAACAGTTTGGGCCTGGAAATCCTCTGGTGTCGGTGGCGCAGTACCGGGACACCTTGGGACGGATGATCGAGGCCGCGGGTTTTAAGGATTCTGCGACATTCTTCAAGCCGGTCCCGCCCGAGGTGGATCAGGCTCTGTCCAACCCGCCTCCGCAGCAGCCTGATCCTGCGATCCAGGCGATGATGATGCAGGCGCAGGCTCAACTGGAGATTGACCGCCAGAAGGCAATGGCCGATATTCAGGCCAAGAGGGAAAAGGCTGCGGCTGAGATTCGGCTTGCCAGGGAGAAGGCTGCGGCAGAACTCCAACTCAGGCAGCAGGAGTTCGAGGCCGAGGTCCAGCTCAAGGCAGCGAAGATCGGCGCAGGCATCAGTGGCAATGTAGAGATTCCGGGGTAAGACATGGCACTCACCACTGCACAGAAAAACGAACTAGCGACCCGGCTCATTGAAGCCCAACAGACCAACAATTACGGATCATTCAATGATCTTGTAAAGCAACTGCGGCTGACTCAAACAGACTTTCTGGAGAACTTCCCCGCCATCAACCAGGCCGGGATAAATGAGCAGATTGGCCGAGGCGCTGTAGTCCCAAAGACCGCACCGGCTGCGACAACCTTCACCACTGGTCAAGTTTCAGCTGCTATTCGTGATGCCTTGAATGCCGGTTACACCGTCCAGCAGGCCCGAATGGGCGCGATGACAAACTTCGGTTTGTCTTCAGAAGAATTCGACAAAGCCTTGAAAAGTATTCAGGGAAGCAGATACACCACCACATTCAGTGATGCTCAAGTGGCGCAAGCCATTAGAGACTCACTCGCGCAGGGGTTCACCTTTGACCAAGCTCGACAAGGCGCACTGGCGAACTATGGGGTAAGCGATACTCAGTTTGATCGCGCACTGGCTTTAGCCTCTGGAGGAGTTTTGGGCACAAGAGGGTCAGCCCCGCTTTACCAGTTTCCCGGGCTTCTAGCGGACCGTCAAGATATGCCAACCGGCGCACAACGGTTTATTTCACGCGCCCCTGGCTCGCTTTTGTTTGATGTGCCAAAGGTAGAGGGCGGTCAGTTCACCTTTACGCCTGGTGCTTTTGACTACAACGCCATCAGGAATCAGCAAGCTGGAGCAGATCAAGTTAAAGAGTTTGAAGCACAGCAGGCCCAGATTCAACCAACCGTCACAACAACACCAAAAACAACCCCAACAACGATCATTAAGCCGCTAGCTGCCCCTTATTCAGATGCTCAAGTCGCTCAGGCTCTCAAAGAGTCTATGGGCCAAGGGTTTAGTCTAGAGCAGTCTTTGTTTGGGGCTGCTTCAAAATACGGGATTACGCAAGATCAGCTTACTCGGGCACAGGCTCTGCTGCCATCAACAACTACGGCAGCCACAAGCACCACGCCAACTGCGTCAACAGTTGTACCCTCGTCAAGTGTAAATACAGGCTTGACAGCTACCAGTCAATACACTGATGCTCAAGTCGCGCAGGCCATCAAAGAGTCTATGGCTCAGGGCTTCAGTTTGGTTGATTCAATGGCCGGGGCAACTCGAGTCTATAGAATCCCATCAGATCAGGTATATAGGGCTGCTGATTCTTTGTTTGCTACAAATCAAAACACCCAGCAAGGTTTGCCGCCTGAGGAAATCAACCAAGTGGTTGGCATTGAATACTTCAACACACAACCACCATATCAAGCCAATCTCCTAGCGCCAACAACGCAATTCAGTGATTTACAGATTGCTCAAGCAATCATGGATTCGCTTGGGCAGGGCTTTGACATGGGTCAGATTCAGATGGGAGCATTTAACAACTTTGGTGTAGATCAGGAACAATTTACCCGTGCAGCAAGTTTGCTTCCGAGCATAGGATACACCATCGGCCAAGGATTCACTCGGTGAACAAAGCAGAACGCGCTCAAACGCTCCTCAAGGACGAGTGGTTTCAAGAGGAAATCAAGTCCATCAGGAAATCCCTGATAAGCCAGTTGATGAACTCAAACGAAGTTGAGACAGAGATTCGAGAGCGGTGCTATTTGAAATTGCGCGTGCTTGATGAAATAATGGGGCATTTTTCTTCCATAGCCTCGAGTGACCAGTTGGTCAAAAGGCGGTGGAAGATTCTGTAAGCGACCAGGCGCATCCTGGTAAAACGAAGGAAACTGAAATGGCAGACACCAACCCGCAAGGGAGTGCCTCGATGTCGGTGAACGAAGCCGCAGGCGCGTTTCTTGGACTGATGGAGCCGAAGGAAGCTGAACAAGCCGCTCCCGAAACTTCAGAACAAGAGGAGCGAGTCGAGGCGTCCGAGCCTGAAGAACACGAAACCCAGGAACAGGAAGCAGCACCCGAACCGCAGCGATTCCGTGTGAAAGCCGCTGGCGAGGAAAGGGAAGTCACTTTCGATGAACTGGTGGACGGGTATCAGAAGGGGCTGGACTACACCAAGAAGAATCAATTCGTAGCGGAGCAGCGTAAGGCTGTCGAAGCAGATCGGATCGCCATTGAAGAGGCCAAGCGATTGAGGGACGCCTATTCTCAACGCTTAGGTCTGATTGAGCAGTTTCTTGAGAAACAAAATGAAGGTGAAGACCTCAGTGCGTTGAAAGATGTTGACCCCCTTGGTTTCGCCGTCAAGGTTGCCGAGCGCACAGAGCGTGATAAGCAGCTGGCGATGTTGCGAGCCGAGCAGCAGCGGATTGCTCAACAGCAGACCGCCGAGCAGCAAGCCCTCCTTCAAAAGCACATTCATGCCGAAGCGCAGCGATTGGCTGAGTTCATTCCCGAATACGGTGACGAGAAAAAGTCCAACGAGGTCAAGCAGACGATCCGATCTCTTGCAAAAGAGATTGGATACAGTGATTGGGAACTTGCTCAGGCTTACGACCATCGCCTTGTTCGTGCGCTGTGGATGGCGGCTCAATTGGTGGCCCTTCAAAAGCAACGGCCAGAGCTAACCAAGAAAGTTCAAGACGCACCCAAGATGCTCCGTCCAGGCGTGGCGGCGAACCAAAAGAACGCTGCCGACGAGAACGTCAAGAAAGCCCACTCGCAGTTGAGGAAGTCTGGAAAAATCTCTGATGCTGCGGCCCTGTTTGAACGAATGCTTTAGGAGCAAAAATGACTCAATTCCGTACCTACGCTGCCATTGGTCAGCGGGAGGATTTGTCGGATGTGATCTACAACATCTCGCCGACTGACACCCCGTTCATGTCCACGATTGGCAAAAACAAGGCCACTGCCGTCTATCACGAATGGCAGACCGACTCGCTTGCAGCAGCAGCGACTAACGCTGCGGTGGAAGGTGCTGACGCATCAACTGCCACGCTGTCGCCCACGGTTCGCGTTGGCAACCGCACTCAGATTTCCCAGAAGACCATTGGTGTGACGGGAACCCTGGAGGCTGTTAACAAGGCTGGCCGCAAGTCTGAGATGGCCTACCAGCTTGCAAAGGCTTCGAGCGAAATCAAGCGCGACATGGAGTTCACGCTCCTGAACAACACCGTCCAGAGTAACGGAAGCGCTGGTTCAACTGCTCGCGTGTTGGGTGGCTTGCAGACTTGGCTGGCGACTAATGGTGACTTTGGCACCAGCGGCGCTGCTGGATCGCTTGGCACAACCGCTCGCACGAACGGCACAAACCGCACCTTTACAGAGGCGCTGTTGCAAACCGTCGTGAGGGAGGTGTTTGAGTCCGGTGGTTCTCCGAAGATCCTGATGGTTACGCCTGCCCACAAGCAGACCGTGTCGGCCTTTACGGGTATTGCTGCACAGCGCTACATGGCTCCTTCGGATGCTCCCACCACCATAATTGGCGCGGCAGACATCTACCTGTCGGACTTCGGTTCGATGAGCGTAGTGCCTAACCGCTTCATGGTGGCGGGCAACTCTGCAAACGAAGTGGCCTTTGTGCTGGACCCCGAGTATGCATCGGTGGCGTATCTGCGGCCTTTCTTTACCAACGACCTGGCGAAGAACGGTGACGCTGATCGCACACAGCTGCTTGTGGAGTACACGCTTGAGGTCAAGAATGAGGCCGCTCACGGCATCATCGCTGATCTTTTGTAAGCCGAGTGATCGGTGACAACAAAGGGGGCCGGGGCAACCTAGCCCCCTTTTTCACATGAACATCAACGAATTCTCAAAGACCGCAAAGGTTGTTGATCGCAAGGCCCATAAGACTGATGACGGGGGGCTGGTGATTGAAAGCACTCAAGATGTGGGTGGCATCATTGAGTCCAATCGCAAGCAATTCAATGCTTATGATGAGCGTTCCCGATGGTCCGATCATCTGTTTGGCAATAAGATTGCCTCGATCCCGTTGGCGGTCGTTGATGAGTTGAACAAGCAAGGCATCATGCGCGGTTTTCATGTGCTGGATCAGTCTCGGTTCAAGGCATGGCTCAATGAGCCAGACAATCGCGCATTCCGCACTCGGCCTGGGAGGATTTGATGGCTCTGTCAACATATTCAGACCTCAAGACCGCGATTGCGAACTATCTGGCGCGGTCTGATCTGACCTCGGTGATTCCTGACTTCATCACTCTTGCGGAGAACCGTCTTCGCAGAGACCTCAGAACCAGGAAGATGCTCAAGTTGGTCACGGCCACCATGACCGCAAACGACTCCACCCTGTCGCTCCCGGCGGACTTCCTCCAGTTGCGAGACCTTGTTCTGACGGCAACACCGGCCAGGCCCGTCAATTATTTGTCACCGAGCATTTTTTACAGGAATGCCCGGACCACGGACACGGGTGTTCCAACCGACTACACGATTCTTGATGCCGAGTTCAAGTTTGCGCCGATTCCCGACACGAACTACACGGCGCAGCTTCTGTATTACGCATCACCAACTTTTCTGGGTGATGCAAACACCTCAAATGTGTTTCTTGCGAACTACCCGGATGCGTTGATCTATGCCTCTCTAGGTGAGGCCGAGCCGTATTTGATGAATGATGAGCGCCTTGCGACCTGGGCGGCGCTGTACTCTAAAGCAGTTGATTCAATCTCATCGTCTGACGATCAGGATGAATACTCTGCGGTTCCCCTCACGATGACTCTTTCACGGAGATAAAAATGGCTGAAATGTCAAACTACCTGGAGAATGCGTTGATTAATGCAACGCTCAGGGCCACCTCGTTTACCTCGCCTGCAACGGTGTATCTGGCGCTGTATACATCAGATCCAACGGACGCAGACTCTGGAACCGAATGCTCTGGCAGCGGATATGCGCGGCAATCAATCACTTTTGGTGCGCCAGCGAATGGGGTCAGCACGAACTCGGCTGCAATCGAGTACGCACAGGCCGGTGGGTCTTGGGGAACGATCAGTCACATTGGAATTCGTGATGCCGTGACCGCCGGAAATCTGCTGTATCACTCTGCGCTTGACGCCTCAAAGACCATTGCCACGGGTGATGTGTTTCGGGTGGCTGCGGGATCGCTGAGTGTAACGCTTGCATAAATGGCCGACCTGCTCCCGCCGTGGACAATTGACTCCCTTGATAACCTCAAGGCGAGCCTGGATGACCTCACGCTCACGCTTGACAGTGCGCTATACGAGACAACGGTCACTCGGTGGGATGCCTATGGCGACATCAGCGCAAGCGCATCGGTCACGGCTGATGCCACAAGGGTTCAGCTTGCCGCATCGTCAATAACTGCATCCTCCTCTGTCACTTGTGATGCGGCCGTCATTCAATCTACTGCTGCTGCTGCAATCACCGCAAGCGCAGATATCTCTGCTTCGGCGATCAGGGTTCAATTCGGATCAGGCTCAATTGATGGAGTGGCAACAGTCACTGCTCTTGGGGGTTTTACTGCCGATGGCAGCGCATCAATTGTTGTGGAGGCCGTGGTTTCTTGTGCTGCAAACAGTACAGTTGTTGGCGCAGCATCTATTCTGTCAGGGGCAACGGTTACTTGTGAAGGCTTCAAGCAAGGCCAGGAATGGTCAACCGTAGTGCCTGGAGAGACCATATGGAACAACGCTTAAATTTCGGTGAGTGGCTTCCCGATCAGCCTGGGATGGCCGGGGCACTCCAAGACGCGAAGGGCGTGGTGGCCCAAACGGTGGGTTATGGGCCCTTTCCCGGCGAGATGGACTATTCGCAAAACGCCTCGGAAAACCTGACTGCGGTGTTTACGGGCAAGTTTGGCTCCACGGCCAACATCTTTGCCGGTGGAAACTCCAAGCTCTTTAAGTTTGACTCTTCCGATCTGTCGATGGACGATGTTTCACAGGCTGGCGGCTACACTGGCACACAGCCGTGGAAGTTCGCTCAATTTGGCAAGGTTGTTCTAGCTGCAAATGGCGCAGAAAAGGTCCAGGCGTGGACGCTCGGTGTGTCAACAACTTTTGCGGACCTGGCTGCTGCTGCGCCGATTGCATCATTTGTGACTGTGGTGCGTGATTTCGTGGTCTGCGCTAACATCTCAACTTTCCCTAATCGAGTTCAATGGTCCGATATCAACGATGAGACAGATTGGACCGCCGGAGCCGCCTCGCAGTCTGATTCGCAGGACATACCGGATGGCGGGAATATCGTCGGCATCACCGGGGGAGAGTTTGGCATCGTGCTGCTGGAAAGGGCCATTGTCCGAATGTCCTACATTGGTGCGCCGTTCTTTTTTCAGTTTGACACGATCTCAAAAGCATTGGGATGCTACGACGCTGGATCGGTTGCCCAGTACGGCCCGCTGACTTTCTTTCTCTCTGATGATGGGTTCTATGTCTGCGATGGACAGTCTGCAAAACCCATCGGTGCGGAGAAGGTTGATCGGTGGTTCTTTGATGACCTAGACCCGGCCAATGTCAACAAGATGAGTGCGGCGGTCGATCCAATCCGCAAGGTCGTGGCGTGGAGTTACCCCAACACACGGGCCGGGCAGTCAATTCTCATTTACAACTGGCAAATCCAGAGGTGGACTTACGCCGACACGACAGCCGACTTCATCAGTTCAATGGCAACTTCTGCCGTCACCCTCGAGGGTCTTGACCTTTACAGTGCGAGTTTGGATGCCCTGGATACCTCGCTTGATTCCCGGCTTTGGGCGGGAGGCAGATTCGTCT